CCCCCGAGCCAGAGGGGAGTGTTGATTCATTTGTTCACAAAGGAACAGATGGGATTTGGAGACAAGGGCACATTGATTCTTCTAGCTGGGGCGAGTGGTACGTTGATACCCTTGTATTATCTCGCTTTACGACTGGACATGCCTGGGCTCGCAATTCGCCACATCTCCATGAAATTGAAGGGTTAGAGAACGTTGGAAAATACATTCGGTACAAAAGAAAAAAGGTTTAACACCGAAGATGAGATTGCTCGCGATGTGTTCTCTCCGTCACACTATGCGGGAGACATTGAGTGCATCGACGGGATTAGGTCGGCTCTAACGCCGCAGGGGTTTGTTGATTTTTGTCGAGGAACAGCCATTGCTTACCTGTGGAGGGCAACTCGCAAAGAAGACGGTGCGGGGGGGCGTAAGGATTTAGCCAAGGCATCTTGGTACACCTCCTTCGCATCGGGAAGAGATCCTAGAAGTGAAGGAAAGTGACCAGTGGAGAGCGTTAAGCTCTCGACTCAAGGGAACCGGGCAACCTCTACTGATCGTCCGAGTAGAGACTGCAACCTATCCAGGATTTCCTGATGTTGTTTTGGTTGGTCGCGGCGTATCCGCTTTTATTGAAAATAAGATCATTAGGGGGCGGAAGTTTCAGAGCCCACTCACCGAAGAGCAGGTGGAGTGGTTCGAAGAGTATTGCAAGTGCGGTGGTTTGGACTCTTGGATTATTGCCTTTGGTAGTGAAAACATTTTTATTTGGCCCGGCAAACACGCCCGGCGGGTCCGCGACGCAGGCATTGACGCGCCGGGAAGGATGGACTTTCCCCGGCCGGTAGATGCCAACGTCCTCTTGGATACTATCCTGGGGGAGCAGGCTGTATGACTGCCAAGGAGATTGCAGACGCCCTGGGGGGCAAGATCCACGCCCCAGCACTGCCTGCATCAAAGTTCATGCGCCTCCTTGACGGACCAGAAGATCCGGCAGAGCTAGGTCCGGCTATCGAGCAGTCCGAGCATGACTATTCACCCCTCCCGCCAAAGGTTGGGTACTTAATGAATCATTGTTTTGACTGTGGCAGACCTGCTCCTTACGGCTACAGGATTGCAATATGTACGAACTGTAGAACTGAAAGGGGGCGTCGCTTTGACTCCGGTGAAACCTGAGATTTCTGAAGATAAGCCCTTTGATGATTGGTATATAAAAGACTTAGAACCGGCAGTTAAGAGGATGCGAAATGCATCAGGAAACACTAAGTTTATGTACTCTGAGGGTTCTATTGCCATGGAGAACGAGGCAGCAATGGTCCACTGGACCAATACTCGCCAAGGGCTTCAAACTGGTTATGAGAGACTAATTACAAACCTAATGGAAGACGTAGTTCTTATAGCTGAAAAATGGAACTCTAGGAATAGGGATGTACAAGAAGAGACAGATCGGTGGGTTTATATGGAGTTGTCCGACTACGACAACGAAGACCCCCTTCGGTATGTTTCTCTTGTGACTATTTGTGACTATATTGGACTTGATGTCGAGTGGTTGCGAGCGAAGTACGAAGATCTGAAGCTCCATCCCAGTGGCCGATGCACGCGGCGCGCGGCGTATGACACCTCATATAGCATGAAGATAGGCACCAAGCCTCAAGGGAACACGGCAGTAAATAAAAAGCGTCGCGCCATCCAGGAAGCCGGTATCACGTATGCCGATTTTCATCGATGGGGAAATGCTTGGGCTCCTCGCGGCTGTCAAGATTAAGTGATATTATAAGGTTATGGCATACAGAAAAGGCACAGCAGATCGTCTCCATATCACTTACCCACGCCGAGTTGAGCATTTTACGTGCTTTACTGAGGCTGCAAAGGTCTCTGGTGGGGCTGGCACAGAACTGATCCCAGCACAGTTTTACCCCCACGATCACGAAGAAAGCGGCGCACCCGACAACTGGCCGCAGCGGTCCAGGCGGCAAAACCACGTCTACCCACGTCGGGTAGACTACAAATGGCTAAACAAAAACGTGTTTGTTTTGGCCGACAATACTTAGGGAGAATAAAAATGAAGACTGTTATTATGGGGGCTGCGATGCTCCTTAGCGCCTCAGTTGCTAGTGCTCAAACACTTGCTGATTTTGATGAGGTTACTTGTTCGCTTTCTGGGGAATTGGTTGATGCATGCGAGTCAGATAGCGACTTAGACTGCTCGGATCAGTCGTTTACCATTAAGAACCCGAAGGCACCCCCGTACATTAGCCCGTCTGGTTCTTACTATGACAGCTTCAGAGTCCGCTTGCCTCGCGGCGCAATCTTCTCCCGTAAGGGTAACGTAACCACTGCTTGGTGGCCGTTTGGGGGAGGTTATTGCATTGGCACGATCATCTCGTACGACGACTGATGTTTTTTGAAGAATTCAAGAAAGGTGATCGCATCGACCACAAGGCGCATCATGTGCTTACGTCTGAAGGTCACGCAAAGTTCAACGATCTGACTGGCAACACGCAGGCCATCCACCGGGATTCTGATTATTGCAAGATTAGGTTTGGATACCCGGATGTTGTAATTAACGGCGCATATATAGCCGCGCTAACTGCCGGTGCCGCCAGCGTAGACACTACGAACGAAAACGCAAAGCCAACCCCCCAAGTCGATTCTGCTACATTTGAACACGTTGCCCACCCAGGGGATGAGCTTACTTTTGTTACGTTCGTAGATGAAACGGTAGACAATGGGCGAGACAAGCCGTACGGGACAGTGCGTCTTACTCACTACGCCCTTCGGGGCACGGACATTATACTGGCCTTGTTTCGAACAACTCTTGTTAGGAAGTGGCCAGAGAAAACAGAATCAGAAGAGAAGAAGAATGTTACCGGATAAGAGTGACCACGTTCGTGGGTTTTTGACCTGCCTCTTTGGTCTGTTTGGGTTTATGTTTGGCCTCCTCCTGGCTCTAACCAACAGCTTGAATAACGTAGAGACATTGCTCGTTTCTATCTTGAGTGCTGCGGTTGGGTTCATCGGCGCGACTCTGCTCAATGACTGGATTGAGTATGAGCTTGATGTCTCTGCGGCAAAAAAAGCAAGAAAAAAGAAGTAAGTACCATTACCGTGACTGAACCTCGCATATCGCTAGACAACTATCCTTGGAAAAAGCGACCCCTTAGTCATCAATACTGGGCGCTAGACAATTCCTGGGCTTTGCCTGCTATGTCTTTCGATTGCGATATGGGGCTAGGCAAGACTTTTATAACCATTGCAAACATTGGACTTCTTGCCGCCAATGACAGAATTACCCACGCACTGATCTTCGCCCCAAAGGCAGTGACACCACAGTGGGTAACGGAGTTTGAAAAATTCTGGCCAGACGAATTTGAAGCTCCAGTTATTCATCTCTGGAAAGGGATGAATACAAAGAGGGAAGAGAAGGAGTGGCGGTGGGTCACTGGAGAATATGAACCCGGTGGCCCACTAAGGGTCCTCATTATGAACATCGAGGCACTGTCCAGTAAGAAGGGAGTGCATCATGCGACTAAGTTTTTGGATTCTACGCCGGGTGATTCTTTTATCGTAGTCGATGAATCCACCAAGATAAAATCCCCGACAGCCGCCAGGGCAAAGGCAGCTGTGCGGCTTGCCGGTCGTTGCCGCTATAAGCGAAAACTTAGCGGCCTCCCGTTCCCGAATAGCCCACTTGACGCATATTCGCAGTATGCCTTCCTGGGTGGTAGTGGCAAGATGGACTGCGCACCACTAGGGTTCAGTTCTTTTTTCCAGTTCAAAAACAGGTACGCGGTCCTTGAAGAGCAGTACATGGGGGCACGGTCGTTCAAGACCATTACAGGATACCAGCGCCTAGACGAACTACAGGTAAAGATGAAGCCGTATCAAATACGGCTCAGGAAAAAGGACTGCTTAGATCTTCCCGAGAAAATCTACATCCGTCGCGAAGTAGAGCTTACCACAGAGCAAAAAAAGCTCTATCGCGAACTAAGCGACCGGACGAAGATTGAGGTGCGGGAAGGGACCATCACGAGCCTCAACTTTATAACTAAGCTGCTTAGATTTCAGCAGCTTGTTTCTGGGTGGATGGTTCCGATTGACGGCGCGAATAAAACGCCCATAGAGATACCGAGCAATCGCATTAGCGCACTACTTGAAGTAGCCGAGGAGAATTCAAAGCAGACGATTGTATGGTCCCATTTCACTGCCACCTCTAACGGTATCGTGAAATACTTGAGAGAGGCCGGGTATACAGCGGAGGTTTTCAACGGCACCACAACGCCAGCCGAGCGGGAGCGTATACTGCGATCTTTCTCGGATGGGGATTTGCAGTACATCGTCCCCCACCCCGAAACAGCCGGTATGGGACTGAACTGGGCGTTTGTGGACCAGCAGATCTGGTTTACAAGGGATTTTTCATACGATACAAGGGCGCAGGGCGAAGACCGTACACACAGGATAGGCATGAAGGGGGCCTGCACTTACCTGGATCTGGTTGCCCCGGACACGGTTGATGATAAGATTTTAACCAAGCTTCGCGATAAGAGGGCAACATCTGAATTCCTGCTTGGTGACAAAGATGTTGGAGAATGGATATGAAAAAAGAAGAATATTTTCTTATTACTGTCCTAATTATTGCTCTGCACCTTAGCAGCTGTGCTGTGGCTGCTCGCTGGCACTGCAAGAAGATGGGCTACTCTGGTGATGAGATGCAGGTGTGCATGGAGGATCGGATAGACCATTACTATGGATACACCGACTGGGCCGGAGATGTCAGCAGGGCAATGGTTGGCGCAGGTAGCGATGGGGATTCTACCGGGGGGTGATACTAATGGCTGCTACTCCAAGCTGTGACCGTGGGCATCACAAGTATGTGTACACCTATGGTGGCTACAAGTGCCAGTGGTGCGGGAAGCCCAAACCGAATCAACCACATCCTACTAGATAGAGGCCAGGAGCATGCTGTGCGGCTTCATAGCCCCAAACCAAGAGACTTGTTTCCCCTCATACTGATTTATTTTATTATTGGCGGGGCTCTTGTTCTTTTGGGGTTTTTTCTGGATTGAGCATGGATGGACCCACTAAGCGAAAAACTGATAGAGAGCTACGAGAGAGCCGCATTAGGCGTGGACGCGATTGGATTGCCTCGCGCATCCTTAACCCGGCGGATGCTAGCACCCCGTACAAATCTGGCTCCAGAAGAGTGCGCAGAGTGCTTACGAATCTTGATCGTCGCATCCGAGAAAGTTCGGGTGGCGGGGATTGGAAACAGGTAAAGCTCACAAGGTTTGAGTGTGAAATTCTCTCTGCCTATCTTCATCAATCCTTACTGGATCACGAAAGACTTGAGCAAAGAAAATCAAGCGCGGCTATTGAAGACCACACAGAAAATCTTCTCGATGTAAAGAGAGCAGGGCAGGCAGTTGTAATGATGCGACGGCTATACGGCGAGCTATTGCATCACTATGTTACTCACAATACGATTCTTGATGAGATTGGCGTAGAAGAGGTAATACAGAAGCTAGAGAAAAATTCTCTAGCTGGGCCTATGCCGCAGCTTAGCAGAGAGTCTGCCAAGAGTGCCATTGATTCTCTTTTTGGCAAAGATGGGCAAACGCTACTAAAGGCCCCGGAGCCCAAGTCGCCGGGAGAAAGCAACTCAGGCTCCGGGTAGTGGCACAGGGGGACCACAGCTCCCCCTGTGCCAATTTGTTGCTTAGTTTAATCTGCCAAGGCTACAAGAGCACCGGCCACTGCGCCAATTGCCGCACCTAGTGCAGCAATTAACTTTCCATGCCCAGCGACTCTTTCATCAAGTCGAGCAAGATGGATTCGGACCTCTGAAGCGTCCGACAGAATTTCAATCCATCCACGGCGAGTTTCTTCAGCTTCGCGACGAAGGTGCTCTTGTTCCTTGTCTGTCACTAGCCATCTTGCCGTCCAGGCTCGCTAAGCCTGCTTTGCGCCAACGCCGCCAGGGCTATTGCCGGGCGGTTGTGCTCCCAGCATACCTTGCATTCCCCTCATCAGGTTTGCCATTTGCGGTTGCCTTGCACCACCCATGCCATCCTGCATACCTTGCATTCCCCTCATTAGGTTTGCCATTTGCGGTTGCCTTGCACCACCCATGCCATCCTGCATATCTTGCATTCCCCTCGTCATGTTTTGAAGGCCAGCGAAACGTCCCATAACTGCGGGATCATAGGGATTAGACCATCTGTTAAGCGGTTCGGTTTGAAGCCTGTCGAACCGTTCCATGCCACCATACTGAGGTGGGAGTCTTCTTCCTCCTCCATGTTGCATGCCCTGCTTCTTTGCGTTGGACTCGCGGCCCGGCATGAGGTTGCCGGGGGGACGATTCTGTGGCACACGGCTCCAAGGTGAGTTCCCAACGGCGGCGCCCCACCCAGGGGGGATGTTGTAACCAGGCTGCAACATAGGTTGCCGCACCGGCTGCGGCATAGGCCCCCGCCCGAACTCGCCGGATGCCCACTGTTCTGGGCTCGGTGGCATGCCTCTTCGTCCCCAAAGCTGATGCTGAGTACGCATCGCATCCTGC